GTACGAAGACTTTGACGAGGTTTACAGCGCAATCGAACGCGTGAACATGCCCCGGCAGATGGTTGACGCCATTATCGAGAGCGACCAGAGTGCGGAGATTGCCTATTACTTGGGGAAGAACCCCGGAGAGATACAGCGCCTATCGGCAATGTCTCCCTTTGGGCAAATCAAGGAGATTGCACGGCTTGAGGACAAGCTAAAAGGCGTGACCGCCCCGGTCAAGAGGATTTCCCAAGCACCCACTCCGGTCAATCCGGTGGGCGGTGGCGGCGATCCGCCCCCGAAAGACCCCGACAAGATGACGGATGACGAATGGATGGCCTTTGAGCGGGCAAGGCTCGCCAAACTAGGCCGACGATACTAACCCTCTACCAAGTAGTCTGGAAATTTGTTTGAGTAGCAGCGTTTGCGCAAAGATAAAGGGCGCTCGTTATTTGCCTTACCAGCAGCAGTAAAAGAGGGATATCTTACTCCATGAACAACGCAAGCAACCTTTTTACCGTGGTTATCAGACATTTTAGCTTTAGTGGCTTCGCTATGTCTGTAATTAGGGTCTTTGGTTGGTTTGCGCCCCAACCGGATGGCAGCCTCTCTAAGCTTTTGCTTGGTCGCAGCAGTGGCTGTCTTGCCGGTGCGGTACTCTCTGAGCTTTTGCTTTGCCGCCTCAGACATTTTGCGCCCCGTAATCCTATGGTTGCCGCCAATATGCTGCTTTGGTGTAAGCCAACAAAGGTTTTCGGCCCGGTTGTCGGTCTTATCCCCGTTGATGTGATGAACGTGATTCGCTGCATCAGGCTTATCAAGCCAACAGATTGCAACCATACGGTGAACCAGCCGTTGACGACCGGCCACAAGATAACCCTGCGGATGCGAGGACAGCGGGCATACTGCAAAGTTGCGCAGCACTTGGCCGCTTTCCGAAACCGCGTACAAATGGTCAAATACTCTGTATTCGACGCCACCAACGTATATTTGATCCACTCCAACCTCCTGTGTAGATGATGCAGCTATAGTAATCATGTCTACAACAAGAGTCAAGCAGAAATAGGAGAAATATCACATGGGTAACACATTGTTGACGAGTGACATCATCACTCGTAAGGCGCTGCAAGTCCTGCACGCCAAGCTGAACTTTATCGGCTCCATCAACCGCAGTTACGACGACCAGTTTGCCAACGATGGCGGCAAGATTGGCGAATCCCTCCGCATCCGGCTCCCGAACAAGTACACCGTCCGCACCGGCAAGACCATCAACGTGCAGGACACCACCAACCAGAGCGTAACCCTCACCGTGGCGACTCAGAAGGGCGTAGACATGAACTTCTCGTCTCGCGAGCTGACCATGAGCATCGATGACTTCACCGAGCGCCACATCGAGCCGGCTATGTCGGTTCTTGCCTCCAACATCGAAGCCGACGCGCTCACCATGGCCCTGGACGTTTACAACATGGTCGGCACCGTTGGCACTACCCCGGCAAGCATGGTTCCCTTCCTCGCCGCTAAGACCAAGCTTAACCAGTACCTCGCCCCCATGGACGAGAAGCGCACTGCGCTCATTACCTCTGCCACTTCCGGCGCCATGGTTGAGGGGCTTAAGACCCTGTTCCAAGACTCGGCGCAGCTTGCCGCGCAGTACAGGGACGGCATCATGGGGCGCACCTCCGGCTTCCTCTTCGGGGAAAACGACCTGCTTCCGGTCCTCACCACCGGCACCCGTACCGGCTCCATCACCGTTGACGGCGCGGCACCGACCGGCTCCACCATCAACCTGAAGGCTCTCGGCAGCGGTACTAGCATTGCCAAGGGCGAGGTGTTTACCATCGACGGTTACTATGCCGTTCACCCCGAAACCAAGCAACCGTACAGCCACCTTCAGCAGTTTGTGGTTACTGAAACCGCCGCTGCTTCCGGCACCACCATCACCGGCCTGAAGATCGCTCCCGAAATCGTCACTTCTGGCGCATACCAGAACGTGTACGGCACCCCGGCGACCGATGCAGTTGTCACCCTGAAAGGTGGCGCGGCTACCGGTGGCGCAGCGGCGTCGGCTGGCGCAAGTGGGCTGATTCAGCAAAACCTCTGCTTCCACAAGAACGCCTTCGCCTTCGTCACCGCTGACCTCGAAATGCCGAAGGGCGTTGACTTCGCCGCCCGCAAGGTCATCGACGGCATTTCCATGAGGGTCGTGAGGCAGTACGACATCAACAACGATAACATGCCGTGCCGCCTTGACGTTTTCTACGGCTACAAGACGATTCGCCCCGAGCTTGCCGTTAGGGTAACCGGGTAATCAACCTCTGACGCCGGGGTGTAACGCCCCGGCTTTCCAAAAGGAGATACGAACATGGCAGTAGGCGAATACCTCGGCAATGGCAACACCGATGGAACCAGTCTTGGACAGAGCTCCACGGAAAAGATCAGCTTCTACGGGGTGACCCCCGTAGTTCAGCGGGCCTCCGCTGTGCAAGCCACCCTTGCAACCTCTACCAGCACATACGACACCGCAACCACGGCGCTCCTGAACGAGATCGTAGCCACCCTTACCGGCCTGGGGCTGTGGAAGGGTGGGGCGTGAAGGTCGTTTTTGCGACACCTTCTTTGTCGGGGCCGACGCGCCCTTACATTGAATCACTGGAAAACTCCCTTCCTGCGGTTGAGGCCGCAGGTTGGGAGCATTCCTTGGCGCAGGAAGTAGGAAGCCCGTACATTTCCGGTGCAAGGGCCAATCTGGTCAAGAAGTTCATGGCCAGTGACGCCGATTGCATCCTGTTCATAGATTACGACCTTTCTTGGCGACCGGAGGATATGGTAGCCGTGCTTCAGACCCCCGGCGATGTGGTAGCCGGGACCTACCGTTACAAGCAACCGGAAGAGGCGTATATGGGGACGATTCACACCGATGAAAGCGGCTTCCCGGTCCTCAAAAACGGCTGCATTCTGGCAATGTCCGTTCCCGCTGGTTTCCTGAAAATCACCCGCAAAGCCGTGGAGAGATTCACAGCGGCCTACCCCGAACTTGTGTATGGCAAAGGTGAAGACGCTGCCATCGACATGTTTAACCACGGGGCGATTGGCGGGGTATGGTACGGCGAAGATTACGCTTTCTGCAAGAGGTGGATGGACCTGGGCGGGGAGATTCTTTTAGTTCCTGACCTTAACATCAACCACCACACCAAAGACGCCGTCTTTGTTGGCAATTATCACAACTACCTTTGCAAACAACCGGGGGGCAACTTATGCGGTATGTAATACTTTCCCCCTCTTACATAGGCTATTCGGCGGGCGTCCGTGCGTTGTATGAGCTGCAAAAGTGGCTTATCCGCATAGGCAAAGACGCCATTGTGGTCAACCATATCTTTAATGTGGAGCCTGACGACATCGCCATTTGTCCCGAAGTGGTAAGCGGGAATCCGATGCACGCGCTAAAGGTAGTTCGGTATGTTTTGAACGTGCCGGGAAAGCTTGGCGGCGATGCCGAGTATGACCCCGCAGAAATCAAGGTAGCTTATAACGATGCTTTGGCTCAGTATGCCGACGGTTTTGTGATGCAGACCCCGGTGATTGAGCCGTTTTTCCGCAATGAGGGTGGCGAAAGAGACCGAAACTGCTTTTGGGTAGGGAAGGGCGAATTTCACCCGCCCAACTTTGACCCCGGCGTGATGATTACTCACCGCGACCCCGCCACCCGCAGGGATCTTGCCGCACTTCTAAACCGCTGTGAAAACTTCTATACATATGACGGTTTCACGTCATTAGCGGTGGAGGCTTTCAGGTGCGGCTGCAAAGTATGGCTGGTGAAGGACGGGGAGCCGGTGGCATACCCGTTTGTCAAAGATGATAGCCAGGAACGGTTTCTGTTTGCATTGCATAGACTGGTCGAAATGGTGGAGGCCGAATGATAGTTGCCGACCTGATAAAAGACGCTTACGCCAACTTAAACGTTATCGACGTGGAAGACGGGCCGACAGCGGCAGAGTACGCCCAAGGGTTGCGGGCGCTCAACTCCCTCCTTGCAGCCTGGAGTACCGAACTAACCGTTTATGGGGTGGTAGATGAGCAGTTTACCCTCACCCCCGGCCAAAGCGTCTACACCGTAGGGAGTGGGCTGGATTTCAATACCGCATGGGCCTATGCCATTGACGGCGCGTTTATCAGGGACGCCAATAACATTGACTACCAACTCCAAATTGTCACCGAAGGGCAGTTTGACCAGATAAGCGACAAGACCACGCAATCCCGGCCCGAATATCTGCTCTACGTGCCGCGAACCTACCCTAACGCTACCGCTACCCTTTTTTACGTGCCGGATGCCGCCTACACGCTGTTTTGGACGGCGCAGAAGGTGATAAAGGAATTTGCCTCTATCGAAGACACCGTAGGGATTGCCCCGGTGTATGAAGAGGCGTTGCAATACAACCTTTCACTCCGTTTAGCTCCCAAAATGAGAGTGCCGGTATCTCAAGAACTGGCAATGCTGGCGAGGGAAAGTAAATCGCGGATTCCCGTTGTGGTCGAACCGGCCACTTTTGACGGGGCGTTTAACGCTGGCAAGCGGTACAGCATCTACAGCGATTCCATCTAAGGGGGGATCAATGTCTGCCAAAGTGCTATCACTCAACATGCTGACTCGGCTGGACATGCCCGCTGAAAAGATACTTAACGGCGCACTAAACGCTGACTTGGAAAGCGCAATTGTCATTGGCTATACAAAAGACGGCAACGAATACTTTGCTTCCTCACTGGCAGACGGCGGTGACTGCCTTTGGCTCATGGAACGGTTCAAACTGGCGCTGCTTACCGTAGAGGTTGAATAATGCCCCAAATCCCCCTCACCATAGGGCAGATGGATTTAGAGAGCGACCAGCCAAGCCGCAAGGGTGACGTGCTTGCCAACCTTTACAACGGCTACCGCGTAGGCTCCGCTATCCACATGTGGCCCGACCTCGCACAGTATGCCGACCTTGGCACCGCTGCGCCGGTCTATACGTGGTATTCGGTGCTTCACCGCAAGCACTTTGCCGTCTCGGGGGGTAACCTGTACCGGATAGGGATAGACGGCAGCGTGACGGAAATCACCGGGGCTACGCTCACTGTTGACACGCCGCCTTCCTTCACGGAGGACCGCTACCATGTCTTTGTCGCGGCCAACTCTGCTATCTACCAGATTGACGGCGACACGGCGGCAGCCTTGAGCGGTGGGCAGGCTCCGGTTAACGTGACATCGCTGGCCTTCTTGTCGGGCTTCTTGGTGGCGAACGGAGAAGACCCCGCAGGTGGTGGCTTGGCTGGTGACTTTGCCTATTCGGACACTCAGGGCGAGGACGGAGTACCGACCTACACCGAATGGAACTATGAGAATAACGCCAGCAAACCGGACGGGCTACAGGCTTTGGTTGCCACTTCGGATGATTATCTCTATGCCGTAGGCTCCCAATCCGTTGACGTGAACTATATCAGCGGTGACGTAAATAACCCCTTTGCCAGCAACAAGGCGGCAGCACAGCAGGTAGGTGCGGTGGCGCGGTACAGTATCACCCGTGATTCCTCTGATATCTACTTTGTAGGGCTGTCTAGCGACCTGGGGATGACGCAGGTGGTCAAATTGGTTGGCGGGCGTTCTTTGCAGGTTATTGGGGCCAAGATTAGCAAGGTGCTCGATCAGATAGAAGACATGAGCACCGCCAAAGCTTTCATGCTGTCTCTGTTCAACAGCCAAGCGTTCTACATCATCACCTTTCCCTCTGCCAACGTCTACATTGACGACCAATACCACGCCGATTTGACCCTTGCTTACAGCCTCCGTAGTGAGGAATGGTACATTTTGGGCGATTGGAGCGAGGATTTGGCGCGGTATGGGGCTTACCGTGGCGTTTCCTACACTTTTGACGGTGCTACGGGCTACATAGGCGGCAATGACGGCAAGATTTACACCCTCACAACCGAAACACGCGCCGATGATCCGCAAATGCTGCACCGCTGGCGCAACAACGGGGAAATGGAGTGGAGGATAGGCCGGGAGTTGTTTCTTGGCACCATTGGGAACAGGCGCATACCGCTCAAATCCCGCATGTGTGGCCGGTACTACAAGCGACAGGATGAGCTTATCTTTGCCAATGGCGGCACCCGTATGGCAATCCGCATGGGCTGGCGTGATTGGGGCGTGATGCAGGAAAAGCTTTGCAAAGAATACGCGTATGACGTGAAGCGCGGCGATACAGGTTTGGTGTTCAACGGCATTTGGGAGTATCCGGAGAAACTGAGCCGATGAGAATAGGCCGGATCATACCCAAAACCGACCGCGAGCTAGAACAGTTCTTCCGTGACCTGATTGTAAAGGTAGGGGACACTGACACAAACCTATCCGATGAGGAGCAAAAAAGCATCAACCCAGTTATCGGCATGGTTCAGGGCATAGAGCGGCAGATGAGGGCAATGGAAAGAGATAACAGGATGCTAAAGGTGACCGTGGCGCGGCTTGAAAGGCGGCTCAAAGACATAGAAGGAGAACTCTAAATGGCAGTGAACCGCAAGAAATCGGCATCTACCCCGGCGCTTCTGACTACATCTCTGGCAACGCTTTACACCGTGCCGGGGAACACCGCTGCAAAAGATATCACCTTTGACTTCCAGAACACCGACACCTCAAACGCGATAGGGGTGACTCTGCATCTTGTGCCTAGCGGCGGCACGGCTTCGGACACCAACAAGCTTTTTTCCGAGACCTCTCCCAACGGGCTTATCATCTCCCCGCAGGAGTGGCGCAGCGTTCCTATCGACCAAGCGTTAGCGGCGGGCGACTTCATCCAGGCCAAGGCAAGCACTACCAGCAAGGTGAACATTCACATTACCGTCTCTGAGGTGAGCTAGTGAGGCAAGGTGGCATCTGGAAAATAGCAGACCTGTTCTTTCCCCGGTTGCGGTCGTTGCGGGCCTTCTTCGGCAACAACACCGATTATTCCGAGTTTGAAGCAGACGGGACGCTGGTTTTCCGTGGAGCTGCAACTAGCTGGAATGACATTAACAAATCGCTACTTCCCCTTTCTACCGGGGCAAATGTTCCAAGCATCATTGCTGTTAACGGAGCCACGCGCTTAAAGGTGCGGGCGTTCAACGGTATCGGGACCGTCAACGAGTTGGGCGAAGGCTTGGAGATACTGCACGACTACAAGGAAGGGACGGACATCATCCCGCATATCCATTGGGCGGCGACAACAACAGCAGCGGGCAACGTCAAATGGAATCTGGCTTACATGTGGGTTGACAGGGACGGAGTGTTTACGACAGAGACGGTGATTAGCGTGACCGTTGCCACATCGGGAGTAGCTTGGCAGGAGCAGCGCACCAACTTCCCGACCATATCGGGGGCAGGTAAAACCATCGGAAGCCGCTTCCACTTTGTACTTTACCGCGATCCAACGGACGTAGCGGACACATACACAGCAGACGCCGCCGCCTTTGATTTTGGAATCCACTATGAGCGGGACACCGTAGGAAGTAGAGGCGTAACGGATAAATAGGAGTACACCATGGGATTTCTAGGCAACCTCATAAAATCTTCCGGCACCGCAGTTAGCGGCACTCTCGATTTTGTCGGCAACAAGCAAAGAGTGGGCGAGTACAAGAACGCGCTAGCAAACGAGACGCGGGACAGAGAACGTGGGATGGAGGAATTACGGACTTCCCGTGATGCCGCCATATCGGATTACGCGCCCTATGCCGATCTTAGCCCTGAAGCCGTTGCGACCCTCCGCAGCGCCATTTATGGCGGGCCGGTGGAATACGCCAATCCCAACGCTAACCCGCTTACCGCGCAGGAACTCGCAATTGAAAACTGGAACGCGATTCAGGCGGGACTAGGCAACCCCAACGAGGATTTCTGGAAGGACGTAAACAACGGGGAAAGCGGCGTTGCGCGTTTGCTGCGCGACAACAACATGATGGGCCCGTACCAGGGAGGGCAACAGTGGTACAGGGACGCGCAGGGGCGGTTGACCAACGTGGCACCTTCCGCAACCCTCACCGCCAATTACCAGCCTCAGGAGTCCGAAGGGTTTAAGTACACCCGTGACAGGACGCTGGCTGACTTAAGCCGCAAGCTTCGCATGATGGGGCGCGGCAGCGGAACGGTAGCGGCAAATGCGACAGGCCGCACCCTTGGCGACCTTTACGCGGCCAACGAGCAGCAGCAGTACAGCCGTTTGGGTGACATTCTGAATCTCAGCAGGTTCGGCACTCAAGGCACGGCTAACGCCCGTCTTGGCACCGGCAGCAACCTTAACAGCGCATATGCTGGCATGGGCGCAGCTCAAGGGAGTGGCTTGAGGGCGCTTGGCGATGCCCGTAAAGGATTCTGGGGCGATCAGGCGCAGTGGAACTATCTCGGCTCGCAACATGCCGGAGATGCCGTTGACGATTACATGGAATCCAAGAGCATGGGCGGCAGCGGTATGGGCGGAGGTGGTGGTGAAGGCGGCATGGGGGATATGAGTAGCATATTCAGTTCCTTTGGCGGAGGGGGTGCATAATGGGCTATTGGGATGCAATGGCACAGCGGGAAGAACTGGCACAGATGGCCTATGAAGACCGCAAAGCGCAGTTTCAGGAGCGTAAACGCCTCCGCGACGTACAGGCACAGGTGCGCGAAAGGGTAGCTACCCGCCCGCAGTTCACCACTTTTGCCGAAGCCGCGCCACAGCAGCAATCACCCTCACTCCGCAACCTTGCCCCGCAGTTGCAAGCCGACCCTTCCTTGACCGAGATAACCGGCAGGGGAGGGCAGACACCGGAACAGGCGAGGTATGGGGCGCTGCGCGAACTGGACCCCGAAGAGGCTTCGGCGTTTGCCGACAAGGTGTTGACCACGGCGCATAAAATTGCGCTGGCAGGAGATAGGGTGCGGTCTATCGACTATGTTAACCAGATGCTTGGCACCCAATTGAAGTACATTGGCGGCGATAAGGATTGGATGGAGGTACAGGACGCAAACGGGATGGTGACCGCCACCAACGTTATTACAGGGGAGGGAAGGGTAGTGAAGGAAGCCCCCGCGCCTTCGGAGCCGTACAAGATGGGCGAAATAAAACCGTTTGAAGATGGTAGGCGCACCATTTACAGAGAATACAAAGGGAAGGGGCAATGGGAAGCAAGGCCCGACCTTGGCACGGGAGTGAGGGATAAACCGGTGTCTGGGGGTGGTCATGGT